GACACGCTCCTCGGCCACGGCTGGTGGCGTAGGCCCGTTGTGCTGGTCGACAAGGTCCGGGCCCGCGGCTGGAGCCCGGCGATCTTCGCGGGCGACCGCCGGGCCAAGGCCGGCGTCGAGGCGGTCTTCGCCCTGGTCCTCGACTACGAGGCCGCCGAGGGCGAGGCGCCCACGTCGATCGACGACGCGCTCGACCTGTGGCGCGGGTGCCTCGGGCTGTTGCACACCAGCTACTCGCACACCACCGAGCGGCCCCGGTTTCGCGTCGTGGTGGCCCTGTCCCGGGCGGTCACCGGCGCCGAGTACGGGCTTCTCTGGCGCTGGGCCGCGACTAGGTGCGCCGAGGCTGGCCACCAGATCGACGAGGCGTGCCGCGACCCCTCGCGGCTGTGGTTCCTGCCCGCGGTGCCCCCGGGGGGCGAGGGCAGCTACCAGCACCGGCGCCTCGACGGGCCGGCGCTCGACGTCGACGCGGCGCTGGTCGAGCAGCGCGAGCGCGAGGCCCCCCCGCCTCCGCCCGCTCCTCGCCCCCGGACCAGCGCCGCCCCCGCCGAGGGCTTCGGCCCCGAGCGGGCCTGCAACGCGGCGCTCGAGGGGGCGCTCGACGACCTGCGCAAGGCCCCCAAGGGGTCGAGACACAACACGCTGAGGGCGAAGGCGTACCAGCTCGGGGGCCTGCTCCACTACGGCACCCTCACCGCCGACCAGATCGAGGCGGCGCTGCTCGGGGTCACCCGGGCCGCAGGCTGGGACGACGAGCCGAAGACGCTCGACACCATCCGCTCGGGCATCCGGGCCGGCGCCAGGGCCCCCCGGCAGGTGCCCGAGCTGCGCTTCACCCCCCGGGCCGCCAGCGGCGCCAGCAACGACGCGCCCCCCGCCTCGGCCCCGCCGCCCGCGGCGAGCGACCCCGTGACCCCCACCGACGACACCGACTGGCACACCCTGCTGATCTCGCGGCGCGGCGAGGTCACCTCGGATCTCGCCAACCTGCTCGCCATCCTCGAGCACGACGACCACTGGCGCGGGCGACTCCGCTACAACGAAGCCCGCCAGCAGGTCGAGGACGGCGACCGGCTGTGGTGCGACACCGACGACACGGAGGCCGCCGTCTGGCTCCAGCGGAACTGGAAGCTGCGGGCGAGGCCCGAGGCCGTCTGCCAGGCGGTCCAGGCGGTTGCGGCGAAGCGCCGTCACAACCCCCTCGCGGCCTGGCTGCTGGGCCTGGTCTGGGACCGGGTGCCGCGGCTGGACACCTGGCTGACCCGCTACGCCGGCGCCCAGGACACCCCGCTGACCCGGGCCATCGGCGCCGCTTGGCTCCGGTGCGCGGTGGCTCGCGCCATCGTCCCCGGGATCAAGGCCGACGCGGCGCTCGTGCTCGAAGGCGCCCAGGGCGCCGGCAAGTCGTCGATCTTCGCCATCCTCGGGGGCGACTACTTCACCGACGACGTCCCCGCCCTCGACAGCAAAGACGCCGCCCTGGCCGTGGCGCGGGCCTGGATCGTCGAACTGCCCGAGCTGTCGGCGATGGCCCGCGCGCTGGTCGAGCACACCAAGGCGTTTGTCTCGCGGCAGACCGACCGGGTGCGGCCCCCCTACGGCCGCGCGCTGGTCGAGTGGCCCCGCCGCTGCGTCTTCGGCGGGACGACGAACCGGGCCGACTACCTCAGGGACGACACGGGCAACCGCCGATTCTGGCCCGTAGCCGTCGGGGCCTCCGACCTGGCCGCGCTCCGGGCCGACCGCGAGCAGCTGCTCGCCGAAGCCGTCGCGAGCTGGCAGGCCGGCGGCGCCCTCGCCCTGCCCCCCGAGCTCTGGGGGGCGGCGGCCGAGGAGCAGGCCGCCCGCGTCGAGGTCGACCCCTGGGAGGACCGGGTGGCCTCCTACTGCAAGGGCCACAAGGAGGTCACCTGCGTCGAGGTGCTCACCAGCTCGCTCGGGCTGGGGCTGGACCTCGAGCGCGTGGGCCAGCGCGAGCAAAACCGGGTGGCCCGGGTGCTGGGGATGCTAGGCTGGCTCCGGTGCCAGGTGCGCCGCGAGGGGCGCCGGGTGTGGGTCTATCGGCCCCCGGACCCGTCACCAGTCGACCCTGTCACCAGTAGGGAGGCAGGCAAGTGGTGACACCAAACGGAAGCCGAAAAAGGCCGGTGGCACCAGTGTCACCAGTGTCACCACTGGAAAACATCTCGCCCGATTCGCGCCCCACAAGCCAGATTTCTCCCTCTTTTATTAATACTACTGGTGACAGTGGTGACAGTGGTGACAAGAGGGAAATAAAGCAGGCGAGCCCGTCACCAGTGTCACCAGTCTACCCCCGGAACGCCTCGGGGACTGGTGACAGGGCCGGCGCCCTCCCCGCCCCCACGGCCCACGCCCGCTACGCCATGTGGCTGGAGCACCACGCGAGGACCGCCAGCAGCCCCGAGCGCGCCGCCGAGGAGGCTGCGGCGACCTGCCGGGGCCTCTACCCCCACCAGGCCCGTACAGCGGGCAAGGAGACGCCCCTGTGACCGACGCCAAGCTCTTGCCACCCCTGGCCCAGATCGGGCGAGCCCTGCCCGAGTGGCGGGTCTCCCTCGACGCTCACACGAAGAACGGGAAGCTGCGGCTTTGCCTGTGGAGCCGGCGGCAAAAGGTCGTGGGGCTCTGGCGCCCCTCCACGGAGGCCGCCATCGAGGCCGCCATCGAGAAAATCCTCGAGCACCCCGGCCTGATGGCGGATTTCCCGGAGTTCGAGGCCCTTCGCGATGTGCGCGCGGAGGCCCCGTGATCGACCTCGACACCCTCCTCGCCGACCCGGCCCGCCGTCCCCCCGAGGGCTGGTCCGTTCGGGCCGAGGCCTGGGCCCACGACCGCGACACCGCGAGCTGGCGGGACGTGGGCGAGGCCCGGCGCCTCCGCCGCGACCTGGCCCTCGAGCGCCAAGAGGTCGCCGACCTGGCGGCCGAGTTGCACGCCCGGCAGGGCGAGGGGCCGGCGCTATGAACACCTCCAACCCCCGCCCTTCGCCCTTCGGCCCTGTCACCGTCGACGCCTTGGCCGCCGCGAAGGCTGCGATCGAGGCCCTCGGCCCCCCGCCGCCCCGGGTCGGGCTCCACGCCGCCCCCATGGCGGGCAAGGGCTGGGTGGCCGTGCTGGTCGACGACAGGCTCGAGATGCTGCTGAGCCCGGAGCAGTTCGCCCAGGTGAAGGCCAAGCTGGGCGCGGTGGGCGCACGATGAAGCCCAAGGCGAAGCAAGCCCCCGGCAAGGATGGCCAAGGAATCGGCCGGGGCGAGGGCGAGGCGGTGCCCCTGGCCGGGCTGCCCCTGGCCGGCGAGCGTGCCGCGACCGTCCTGGGGTTGAAGCTGACCGGGCTCTGGCACCGGGGTTCTTGTGACTCCCTGGCGGCCCAGTGGGGAGTCACCGGCGAGGCGGTGCGGCTGGTGGCGGTGCAGGTCGACGCCGCCCTCGCCGCCCTCGCCGGCAAGGAGCCCCCTCGCCGGCTGGTGATGCACCAGCTCTTGCTGGCCCTCTCCGAGGTCGACCAGATCGCCGACCCCTCCAAGCGGGTCGCCGCCCGCCGCGCCGTCGCCGCCGAGATCGCCAAGGTCAACGGGCTGGTGCCCAAGGGCACGACCACGATCAACCTCCCCGGTGCCCCCGGCGCGGGCCTCGGGGCCCTGAAGGGCGGCGCTGGTGGCGGCTAAGAAGAAGCCGGCGCCCGCCCCCGAGGAGCCGGTCACCCTCGAAGACCTGCTCACCTCGCCGGCGGGGTTCGCCCTCACCACCGCCACGCCCGTCCAGCGGGCCATCTGCCGGCTGATCGGCGGTCACCCCCTGGGCGAGCTTGCCGCCGACCCCAACGTGCTCGCCGCTCTCGGCGGGGCCGGCGCCCTGCCCCTGCTGGCGGGCCGTCCGCTCGAGGTCTACCTCATCGCCGGCATCCGGGCCGCCAAGAGCCTCACCGCCGCCGCGGCCGCCGTGCTCGCGACGCAGACGGTGGACCTGTCGAGGCTCGGGGCCGGCGAGATCGCCCGCGTGTCGGTGCTGTCGCTGTCCCTCGACACCGCGAAGGTGATCTACGGCCATATCACCGGGCACGTCCTGGCCCAGCCGATCCTGAAGGCCCTGCTGGTCGAGGAGCCTACCGCCGACTCGATCACCCTGCGGCACCCCTCGGGCCGCCCGGTCGAGATCAAGGTGGTCGCCGGGTCGAAGGCCGGTGGCACCTTGGTGGCCCGCTGGTCGGCCGGGGCCATCTTCGACGAGGCCCCTCGCATGAGCGGTGACGAGGCGGTGGTGAACTTCAGCGACGCCCGGGCCGCCGTGCTCGGTCGCCTACTCCCCGGCGCCCAGCTGCTGGCCATCGGCTCGCCCTGGGCGCCGCAGGGGCCCATCTACGACCTCGTGCAGGAGCGGTGGGGCAAGCCCGGCGCCGACCTGGTCGTGATCCGGGCCCCGGCGTCGGTGATGAACCCGGTGTGGTGGACACCCGAGCGGGTCGCCGCCTTCCGCGCTCGCCCCGGCGGTGCCGACCTGGCCCGCACCGAGATCGACGCCGAGTTCGCCGACCCGGAGACCGCGCTGCTGTCGTCGGTCGAGGTCGAGCGCGCCACCCGCCCGGGCGACGTCACCCTGCCCGCTCGCCGGGGCCGCCAGTACGCCGCGGCGATGGACCCCGCCACCCGTGGCAACGCCTGGACGATCGCCGTCGCCCACATCGAGGGCGGCAGGCTCGTGGTGGACCTGGCGCGGCAGTGGGTGGGCTCGCGCGCGGCGCCGCTGTCCCCCCGGGCGGTGCTCGCCGAGATCGCCACCGAGCTGCGGCCCTACGGGGTCGAGTACCTGATGACCGACCAGTGGGGCTTCGACTTCGCGCGGGAGCCCGCGAGCGACGCCGGCCTGGTGCTGGTCGAGAAGACCTGGACGGCCCCCTCGAAGCTCGCCGCCTACGACGCGCTACGGCTGCGGCTGAGCACCGGCGCCATCGAGCTGCCCCCTGACCCCCTCGTGCGGGCCGACCTGCTGAGCGTGCGCCGGCGGGTGACGACCAACGGAGTCGCCATCCATCTGCCCACCACGGGCGACGGGCGGCATGCCGACTACGCCTCGGCGCTGGCGATGCTGGCCGCCGAGTACATCGCCGAGATGAGCCTCCCCCCTCCACCCCCCGACGATGAGAGAGCGCTCGAGGCCGCGGTCATCGCCCAGGAGCGGCGGGAGGCCGAGACGCCGTGGTGGGAGAGCTGACACAGGCCCCGCCCTCGCAGAGGCAGGCCGTGTCGGGCGGCCCCGTGTCGTAGAGGTCCCAGGCGTCGAGCAGGCTCTCGGGGCACCGCCCGGCGTGGGGGACGCGGCAGCGCGGGTAGGAGAAGAAGCCCTCAAGGCGGCGCGCGGGCTGCGAGCGGTCGACGCCGAAGAAGCTCGACCAAGCCGCCTCGGAGATCGAGGCCTGACGGGCTGAGCTTTCGTTGGCGTAGTCGCGAAGTAGGGTGCTCACAGCCCCTCCCATCGAAGTTGCTTGGCCACTTCCATCAGGCCGCCGCCCTCTCTGCCTGGGCCACCTTGCCGGCGAGCTGCGGGTCAGCCCCCAGGGCCCGCTCGAGGATGTCGACCACGGCGCCGTCGAGGGGCTTGTCGGTCACGAACGCCAGGGCCCGCAGCCGGCGCCAGGTCTCCTCTTTGACCATGATTTGCTTGCGAATCGCCATAGCCAACAACCTAACAGAGCCGTGACATTGACTGAATCAACATGCAAGCAACGTTGAGCATGTCGGTATAGCCATCAACCTTGCGGGCTTGCACGCTTTGGGGCGTGTCCGACGTCGCCCGCCTCGCCGCCCAGCTCGCCGCCCTCCGAGAGGCCGGCGTGGTCGAGGCCGAACTCAGCGAGAAGGGCGAGCTGCGCCGGGTGATGTTCGGGGCCCAGCCCCTGGTCGCCCCCGCAGGCCTCCGGGGGCCGGTGCCCCCGCGGGATGACGACGAGGATCGCTTCGGCTCGACCGGCTACCGCCCCGGCCCCCGCGGGGAGAGCTGATGGAGACGCAGTGGTGGCAGAGCGACGAGGACGATCACCGCGCCCTCGACGTCGCCCGGCAGATTCGCGACCGGCAGACCGATCGCGACACCATCCTGCTCGACGCCGCCTGCCTCTTCGATGACTTCCCCTCGCTCGGCTTTGCGCCGGCGCAGTACTCGGTGCGACGCACGGCCAACCGGCAACGACTGAGCCTCAACGTCGTCCGCAGCTGCTGCACCACCGTGCAGAGCGAGGTCATCCAGGCGCGCCCTCGGCCGATGTTCCTCACCACCGACGGCGACTGGTCGGTGCGGCGCAAGGCCCGCAAGCTCACCCAGTTCATCGAAGGCGTCTTCGCCGAGGCCGACTTTGACCGCCTGGCCGCCCGGGCCGCCATGGATGCCGCTGTGTTCGGCACCGGCTGCGTCCGCGGCTTCCTCGATCACGGCCGGCTGCGCTTCGAGCGCGTCTACCCGTGGGAGGTGTGGGTCGACGAACGCGACAGCTACTACGACCGGCCCCGGTCGATGTACCTGCTCCGCTACGTCGACCGCGACGTGCTCGCCGAGCTCTACCCCGACCACCGGGCGCTGATCGAGACCACCGGCGGCGACTCGGGCGGCTGGCGCTGGCGCGACACGGTCGCCGACCAGCTCCTGGTGGTCGAGGCCTGGCACCTGCGTACCGGCCCCGAGTCCGGGGACGGCAAGCACGTCATCGCGATCGAGGGCACCACGCTCTTTCGCGAGGAGTGGCCCCACGACTGGACGCCGCTGGCGTTTTTGCGCTGGCGCGACCCGCTGCAAGGCTTCTGGCCACAGGGCCTGGCGATGGAGCTGGACGGCCTCCAGACCGCCATCAACAAGCTCCTGCGCTCGATCGACACCGGGCAGCACTACAACACCTACCCCCGCATCGCCGTCGAGCGCGGCAGCCGCGTCGTCAAGAACCACCTCGGCAACGAGCCCGGGATCATCTTCGACTACACCGGCACGCCCCCGACGGCGCTCGTCTTCCCCGCCGTCGCCCCCGAGATCTATGCCCACCTGCGGCAGCTCTACCAGTGGAGCTACGAGATCTCGGGCGTCAGCGCCCTGACCGCCCGCGCCGAGGCCCCACCGGGGCTGCAGAGCGGCGTCGCGATCAAGACGAACAGCTACCTCCAGAGCCGGAGGATGCTCGACTTCCAGCGCAATTATGAGCGCCTGTTCATCGACGGCGCCCGCATCGGCGTGCGGCTGATGGAGCACGCCGCCAAAGACGACAAGGCCTACGAGGTCGTCTACCAGAGCAAGCACCGGGTCGAGCGCATCGCCTGGGATCAGGCGAAGCTCGACGAGTCGAGCTACGCCCTCAAGGTCTTCCCGGTCTCGGCCCTGCCGTCGACGCCGGCCGGGCGGCTGGACGCCATCATGGAGATGGTCAACTCGGGCTTTGCCAGCCAGCTCGGGATCCAGCCGCAGGAGATCCTGCGGCTGCTCGACTTCCCCGACCTCGACCAGGTGACCCGCGCCGTGAGCGCGAGCGTCGACCTCATCGAAGACATCCTCGAGCAGCTGCTCGACGGCACCGACTACATCCGGCCGGAAGAGTTCTTCGACCTCAACCTCTGCATCCTGCTCGGGGGCCGCACCTACCAGTGCTGGCGCCTCGAGAAGGTGCCGTCCGAGACCTGCGATCTGCTGCTCCAGTGGATCGACGAGGCTCGCGACCTGAAAGACCAGCTGGCCGCGGCGGCCGCCGCCAAGGCCGCCCCTCCGCCCCCGCCTGGCCCTGACGCCGCGGGCCCCCTCCCACCCCCTGACGCCGCGATGCCGCCCCCCGGCCTCGCCGCCTGAGCCTCACCATGGACACCGCCGCCCCCGCAGCCGCCCCCGCCGAGACGTCCACCGACGCCGAGGTCGAGATCCCGGTCACCCTCGAAGGCATGCCGCCCGAGGACGGCGCCGCGCCCCCCGCGGACGCCAAGCCGGCGCCGGCCCCCGAGACCGCGGCGCTCCGGGCCGCCAACCTCGTGCGCAAGGCTGCCGAGGCCAAGGCCGCCCAGGTCGAGACGCTCAAGGCCGAGCTCGCCCAGCAGGCCGCCCGCGTCGAGTCCGAGACCAAGCGCCTCGCCGAGACCATCGAGTTCGCGAGCAAGGTCCGCTCGATGGCCGGCTCCGACCTGGCCGGGCTCTTCGACCTGCTGGGGCTCAAGCCCAACGACATCGCCGCGGCCCTTACCGGCGCCGAGGACGGGCGCCCCTCGCGCGAGATCCAGGAGATGCGCGACGAGCTGAAGAAGCTGCGCGAGGAGCGCGACAACGACGGCAAGGCCAAGGAGAGCGAGGTCAAGGCGCACGAAGAGCGCACCTTCCTCAGCGCCATCGCCGCTGACAAGCACCCCGAGCTGAGCCTCTACCTCGAGACGCGCGGCGCCGGGTCGGTGCTCGAAAACGCCTACGGGATCGTCGAGACCTTCCGCCAGAGGGGGCGCAAGGGCGACTGGACGAACGCCGAGATCCTCGACGCCCTCGAGCAGGGTGCCAAGGCTTACCACGCCAAGATCCGCGGGGGCAGCAAGCCCCCAGCGGCGCCCGCGCCTGCCCCTCGCAACGCCCTCACCGGGGCCGCTGCGAGCGCGAGCGGCGGGGGCACCCGTCCGATGAGCGACGAGGAGCGGCATGCCGCTGCCATCGCGAAGGTTCGAGAAATCATGAAGAGCGGCGCAGCCGCCTGAAAGGAGCGCGACGATGACCGAATCGTTGACGATGGCCGCGGCAAGCGCGGCACTGAAGATCAAGTGGCCGACAAACAAGCTGGTGCAGGAGTTCTACGAAGAGAGCCCCACCGCCAAGCAAATCCCCATCGACCTGTTCTCGGGGCAGGACGACATGCGGCTACCCATCCAGTACGCGATGAGCGCTGGCCGCTCGGCGGTCCTCTCGACCGCCATCGCGAACATGGCCGCCACCGAGCAGACCGTGTTCAAGCTGACGACCTCGAAGGACTATGGCGCCTTCAAGATCGACAGCGAGGCCATCCTCGCCGGCATGTCGCCCGAGGCCCTGGTCGACCTGCTCGACAACCAGACGAAGAGCATCATCGCCAACCTGCGGCGCTCCTTCTCCAACGACATTTTCCGCGACGGCTCGGGCGAGTGCGGGCGTGTCGGCAGCATCCCCGGCGCCGGCTCGTTCATCCTCAAGAACCCCGAAGACGTCTGCAACTTCGAGATCAACAAGAAGTTCAAGGCGACGGCCAACAAGTCGGCCGAGCGCGTGGGCGTGGGCACCGTCACCAACGTCGACCGCGACACCGGGACCATCACCTACTCGGGCACGATCACCAGCTTCGCCGCCGACGACTACGTCTACGCCGAGGGCGACTTCAACGCGAAGCTCAAGGGCTTCGACGCCTGGAACCCGATCACGGCGCCGGGCTCGACCGCGTTCTTTGGCGTCGACCGCTCCGTCGACGTCGTGCGCCTGTCCGGCTGGCGCTTCGCCGCCGACGGCTCGACCGCGCTCGAGGTTGTCGAGAAGGCCCTCACCCGCGCCAGCCGTCACGGCAGCCAGCCCGATCGCATGGTCTGCGGCTCGGACTTCGCGAGCCAGATCCGCCGCAACATCGGCGACCGCATGCGCGTCACCAAGATGGAGAGCCCCTCGACGAAGGTCGTGCTCGACATCGAGAGCTTCAGCGTCGGCGGCCGGTCGGTCGTGCTGGTCGAAGACTTCCAGTGCCCCGCCGGCGTCGTGCGCTTCTGGAAGAACGGGACCGTCAAGGTCTACGCCCGCAAGAAGCAGATCCCCATGATCCTCAACGCGGACGGCAACGACATTCGCGCCCACGCCACCGACGACGCCTACGTGGGGCGCATCGGCTACTACGCGCAGATGGGCTGCGACTCGCCGCTGCACCTCGGCGTGCTGTCGGGGGTGTGAGATGGCGACCCCGGAGACCAACTTCTTCAAGTTCGACCTCCAGGCGGCCCAGCAAGGGCTCGTGCCGCTGGTCGGTCGCCTGGTCGGTGCCGGGGCCGCCGCCCCCGTCGCCACCGACATGCCGTGGGTCGCGAGCGTCGCTCGCAACGGCAGCACCAAGCGCGTGACCCTCACGCTCAACAAGCGCTTCTACAAGCTGGTCTCGTGGTCCTGGGGGTACGAAGACACCAACTACGGGACCGCTGCCACCCGCAAGTACCCCGTCAAGGTCAGCGACGACGTCAACAGCGCCACCGCGCCGACCATCGTCTTTCAGTTCGAGGACGGCACCGACGGCCAGGCCAACGCCGCTGTCGACCTCGCCACCACCCAGGCGATCTCGCTGACGCTCTGGATGAAGCAGACGAGCCAGAGCCCATGAAGGACGACAAGAAGAAGCTCGACCTGGTCGTCGCCCTCGGCGGCGGCAAAGACGTCCCCGAGGCCAAGGGCAGCGGCGAGGTCGAGGGAGAGCCCTCGAGCGAGACGAACGAGGCCCTCGTGGCGGCGGTCAAGGCCCTCCGCGAGGCCCTCGAGTCCAAGGACGACGAGGCGGCGGCCGCCGCCCTCGAAACCGCTGTCGCGAGCTGCTGAGGTGACCCATGGAGACGACCGTTCGACGGAGCGAGATCGCGGATCGCGTGAGGACTGCCGCCCGGCAGGCCAACGTCAACGGCTTCATCTCCGACACCGAGCTTAACCGGCTCATCACCGAGGGGGCGTACGAGCTGTACGACCTGCTGATCGCAGCCCGCGGCGCCGAGTACTACTCGACGGTCTACGGCTTCGCGACCGAGGCAGACGTCTCCGACTACGACCTCCCCGACGACTTCTACCAGCTGCACGCCATCGCCCTGAACGACACGGCGCCGACGGTGGTGACGGTGGACTCTCGCACCGTCACCACCTACCCCACATCCGGCTGGCGTGAGCCACCGAGGTTCCGCCCCTCGGACCTGTGGACCAAGCTGAACAGCCGCGGCGACGCCGTCGCCCACCTGGCCTACTCGACGACGGGGCAGCAGGCCGACTACGCCGCCACGGTCCCCCAGGCGCGGATTCGGTTCTACCCCACGCCCACCAAGGTTTTTAGCTGCAAGATCATCTACCTGCCGGTCTGTATGCACGTCGTGCAGGTCAGCCCCACCGACGTCTACTACGACGGAATCAACGGCTGGGAGGTCTTCGTGGTGGCCCACTGCGTCGCCGAGCTGGCCGCGATGCAGGAGCGCGACCCCTCGTTTTACCTGAGCAAGAAGGCCGAGCAGGCGGCGAGGATCGCCAAGCTCGCGGGCGACCGCGACGAGGCCCAGCCGGCCCACATCGCCAACCGCCGCCGCGACGCCACCGACCTGCTCAGCCGCCAGCGCCGCCAGGGCACCTTCGACGGCGACGGCGCCGAGGAGTGGTGGCCGTGGCCGGTCTGACGCTGCCGCAAGCCGAGCCCGACGCGAACGGGTGGCAGAAGCTGTTGCGCCTCTGGCGCGACAAGCTCAACGCCATCCTGGCGCTCCCTCACCTGCCGGTGCCTGGCTCGTTCCAGGTGCTGCGGGGGCTCGCCATCGCGACCTCCCTCACCAAAGTCCGCCACGGCCTGGCCGGCGCCCCCACCGGGTGGCTCGTGCTCCGCACCTACGGCACGACCGCCGCGGCGGTGACCGAAAACCCGGGGTTCACCACCGCCACCGAGATGCAGTTCGTCGCCTCGGCGGCCTGCACCATCGACCTGCTGGTGTGGCGCTGATGGCCCTCACCCAGCTGCCCCCCATCGCCATCCCGCCGAGCGGTGGCCTCACCGAAGAGCAGGGGAAATACCTGCCGTCGGGGTTCCACCAGATCGACAACTGCGTCTTTTCGAAATTCGGGCAGGTCGAGAAGCGCCACGGGTACGGGGCGCTGGGCGGCAATGAGACCTTCTCGGACGGGGTCAAGCACGTCGACAGCCGCGGCAACGAGCTGGTCATGGTCTTCCCGGCGGGGGGCACCTCGAGCGTCGCCGACCCGGGGCACTACCTCTACTCCTGGGCTTCGGGCCCTGGCGCCTGGATCGCCCGATGCCCGGTGCCGCGCCTGGCCGTGCGCCGCTACCCCGCCGTCCGCTCCGGCGCCGACCTGTCGGTGACGCTGCCCCAGGTGGCCCGCATCGGGACCATCGAGGCCTACCTCTACAACGCCGGCGGCGACCAATACCTGCGGGTGGTCGACACCGACAGCGGCACCGTGATCCTGGCCGACAGCAAGCTGCTCTCGGGCGTCGCGAGGGCCCGGCTCTTCGTCGAGTCGGGGCTCTTCGTCTTCGTCTGGATCACCGGCGCCGGCTCGCTCCGGTTCGGCACCTACGACCCCACGAACTTCACCGTCGGCTCGACCCACACCGTAGTCGCCCTGGGGGGCGCCGCCATCCACTGGGACGCGGTGCCGACGGCCGCCGGGTTCTTTGTCGTCGCGGCCGTCGTGGGTGCTGACATCCAGGTCAAGCGGGTCACGACCGCGACCGGCGCCACCAGCGCGTTTACCAGCGAGTTCGGGCGCGGCGGGCTGCTGGTGGGGCTCGGCTACCTGCCCGGGTACGCCTTCCTGTCGCTGGTCTTCCACGACAACGCGGGCGACCTGCGCTGCAAGAAATACACGGAGACCACCCTCGTCACCGCCGTCGCCGACTGGCAGGTCGAGGCCGCGGCCACGCTCGGGGCGACGCCCCGCAGCTGCACCGTCGTGGTCGAGCCCTCGACCTTCCGCACCTTCGTGGCCTGGACGCGCGAGGATGTCGCGGTCACCGGCGACGCCGAGGGCCTAACGCGGCTGCGGGGCTTCACCGCCGCAGGCGTCAGCCTCGGGCCCGCCGTGTCGATGTATTACACGGCGCTCCAGTGCGCGGGCTTCGTCCTCGACGGGGCCTGCTACGTCGCCGTCGCCGACTATTACGCCTCGGTTAGCCCGAACGTTCAGCGACTGTTCGGCATCGCCCTGGTCTGCCTCTCGAGGCACCCCGACCAGTGGGACGGCAGCCGCCCGCCGGCGATGGAGGGGCTCCTGGCCCCCCTCGACGGCCGGGGCCTCGACGCGGGCGGGGCCGGTGGGATGCTGCCCCTGGTGCCCCTGGCCGACAGCGACGCCAAGGCGCTGCTGCCGATCATGGTGCTGAAAGACCGGGCCGCGAGCGACGGGGCGGGCTCCTGGGGCGACGTCGTCGAGCTCGACTCGACCATCCCCGGCGCCGGCCTCTGGCGGTCGACGGAGGCGACGGGGCTGCTGCACCAGACCTCGGCGATCTCGACGCAATACGACGGCCAGTGCACGAGCGAGATCGGGTTCGTCCAGCCCCCCCAGATCATCAACGAATCGCTGCTCTTCGGCCCCTCGGGCGTCGAAGGCGCCGCGGTCGGGACGGTCGACTACGTCTACTACGCCATCTGGGAGTGGCGCGACGCTGCGGGCAACCTGCACCGCTCGCGCCGCTCGGCCCCCTACACCGTCTCGATCGGCACCTCGATGGGCTTCACCCACGCCGAGGTGACCCTCACGATCACGACGACGGGGCTCACCCGGCGCACCGACCTGTGGACCGGCGACCTGCGCTCGATCCGCCTCAAGGTCTACCGCACGACCCCGACCGACGCCTCGGACGACAACCACTACCAGATCGCCTACAACAGCGCCGTCAACGTCGCGTCGTCGCCGTGGGTGCAGATCACCGACAGCGAGCCCGACCTCACCCTGATCGCCGCCGCGCGCGGGCAGCTCTACACCGACGGCGGCGCGGCCGACAACGACACGCCCCCGCCCTCGCGCCACCTCTGCGTGCACGGCGGACGGGTGTGGCTGGTCTCGGCCGAGAAGCGCGAGATCTGGTTCTCGAAATACATCGTGCAGGGCGAGGCCCCGGCCTTCTCGGCGCTGCTGCGCATCACCCTCGACGACTCGCCCGACGACCCGGTCGCCTGCGAAGCCCTCGGGGCCTCGCTCGCGATCTTTACGGGCAGCCGGATCTACCTGCTCCCGGTCAACCCCGGCCCGGGCGACACCGGCGCCCCGGCCTACCCCGCGCCCGACGCGGTGCAGACGTCGTGGGGCTGCGTCGACGCTCGCTCGGTCATCTACTACCGCGACGGCGTCGCCTTCCAGAGCAAGGATGGCCTGCGCCTCCTGACGCTCGGCGGCGACGTGCTGCCGCTGGGGGACTCGGCCCAGGACCACCTGGCCGACTACCCGACGATTCTCGGCTCCGTCCTCGACGAGGAAAGGATGCGGGTGCTGTGGCTCTGTGCGAACGGGGCCGGACGGACCATCGTGCTCTGCTGGGATTATCGCCACCAGGCCTGGACCTCCTGGAGCTGGTCGGATGACCTCGCCCTCACCGCTCGGGCTCACTGCCTGTGGCAGGGGCGCCATGTGCTCGCCGCCGAGTCTCCGACGCTCTACGGCGTCTGGTGCGAGAGCTACGGGGACAACCCCGGCTTCGACCCGGGGCCGACGCTGCCGACCTGGGTGACCGCCACGATCGAGACGCCCTGGATCCACCTCGGCGCCGTCGGTGGCTACCAGCGCCTCTGGTGGGTGCACCTGCAGCTCGAGAAGAACAGCGCCTACGGGCTCGAGCTGCGCTTCTACATCGACGGCGACGACAGCCTGGCGGTGCAGACGGAGACCTGGACGGTGAGCCAGATGAATTCGCTCATCACCGCCCCCAGGCAGCCGCTGCTCGTGGGTGTGAAAGAACAGGTCTGTTCGACCGTGAAGCTCAGGATCACCGACACCGAGCCCGCGGTCGCCGTCACCGAGAACCCCACCGGTTTCTCCTACCACGAGCTCGCGCTGCTCGCGGGCGGCAAGCCCGGTCTCAACAAGCTCCCGAAGGGAAACACGAGGTTACCCATGGCCATGCTCGCCATCCCCGCCGCCATCGCACTCGCTGGCGCCGCAGCGTCCTACTACGGGTCCAAGAAGAAGGTCGACAAGCCCTACCAGGCCCAGGCGCTGCACCAGAACGCCGGGGCCTACGAGTACGGGGGCAGCCCCGACGCGCTCCGGGACTGGCGCAACAGCCTCGCCAACCGCGACGCGGGGGCGCTGGGCGCGGCCGACCGGCAGATGGGCCAGGCCGACGCGGCTCGCGCCCAGCAGCTCGACCTGCTCAGCGGCTACCAGGAGATGGCCGCCGGCCGGGGGCCGAACCTCGCCGCCCAGCAGGCCCGCGGGATGCTCGGCGCCGCCCAGGCCCAGCAGGCCGCCGCCGCCGCCAACGTCCGGGGCGGCGCGGCGAACCAGTTGGTGGCCCAGCGGGGCACGGCGGCGCTCGGGGCGACCATGCAGGGGCAGGTCAACCAGCAGATCAGCGAGCAGACGGCGCGCCAGCAGCTGGCCGCCATGGACGCTCAGCGCGGCGTGCTGGGCGACATCCGGGGCGGCGACTTCACCGCCCGCGGCATGAGCGAGCAGCGCGCGGCCGGCGCCCTCGGCGCCCGGATGGCGGTCGACCAGACGCAGCTCGGGGCGTCGATCCAGCGCGACCAGGACAGCCGCGCCGCCGAGCAGTGGCTCGAGGAGGCCCGGATGGGGGCCCGCGACCGCCTTACCGCCCAACAGCAGGCCGACAAGGATCGGTGGATGAAGCTCGGCGGCAACCTCATGAACGCCGGGGGCCAGGTCTACGGGGCCACGGCCGGCGCGGGGGGTGGGAAGTTATGCCCCCCCGGAGCTTCCTCGGCTGGGACGGCGACAGCCTGGCCTTCGACGACGGCCAGGGCGGCCGCTTCAACCTGCCCCCGCTGGGGTCGGCCCTCGACGCCGCCGCGCAGAGCGAGCGGGCCGCGGGGCGCGACCCGGCGGCCGTCTACCTGCGCCAGGGCGGCGCCGGCCTCGACACCCCGCCCGCCCTCGACCCGGGGCTGGCGGCCGCCATCCCGGCCCGCCGCGGGGCCATGTCCCCCGATGCCCTGGCCGACAACGGCGCGGGCGGTGGCCCCGGCGACGGGCGCAAGCCGTCGATGATGTGGAGCGACGCCCCCGCGGCCGCGCCGCCCGCGGTCTCCGATGTCCCTGCTGGTGGCATGTCCCGGGCCCCGCCGCGGGAAGCGCTGGTCTCACAGGCGCCCCCGCCCTCGCCCGCCGCGGCCCCCGCCGCCACGCCAGCGCCGCAGGGAGGCTTGCCCCCGCGGGCCCCGCCGCTCGGCGGGAAGGCCGCCCCGGCCGCCGACGCGGGCACACGCCCCCTCACCGACGCCGAAGAGATCGAGCTGCGGCTGCGGGCCATCGAAGACGAGCGCTTTCGCCGCGCCCAGATGGGCTCGCCCATCGTCCGGCACGACGCGGCGTGGCTCGACAAGCAGCGGACGATCGAGGGCAAGCAGGTCGACCCTGCGGCCATCGCCGGGTTCATCGACGCCCAGGACGCCGCCACCAAATCCGGCGCCGAGGTGGCCCGCTACCAGGCCGAGCGCGACGAGGAAGCGCGTCAAGCCGAGGCCGGCCGAGGGGCCAAGCTGGCCGAGCACGATGCCATCCAGAAGGAAGCCGACGAGAAGGCGGCCAAGGAGGATCGGGAGTTCGAGGACTCGCTCGACCGCCAGCGCCGCGAGCTCGCCGACCCCAACAGCTTCTGGAACGACAAGAGCACCGGCTACAAGGTCGCGATGACGGCGGCGATGGCCCTCTCGGGCATCGGCGCCGCCATCGCCGGCCGCGAGCCCGGCGACCTGGCCGCGGGGCTGAACCGAGCGATCGAGGCCGACCTCAACGCCAAGAAGGCCAACCTGGGGCTCTTGGGCGACGCTCGGCGCCGGGCCCGCGAGCGCTACGGCGACGAGACCAAGGTGCGCGAGGTGGCCCGCAACGCGGCCATGCGCCAGGTCGACGACACCCTCAAAGACATCGCGCTCCGCAAGGCAAATCCCGTGGTGCGCCAGATGATCGAGGAAGAGGTGCCCGTCGACGAGGGCCCCGCGAAGATCGGTCGGCTGGTGTTCCAGAAGATGCGCGCCGCCGGCAACTTCATCGCCCCCGACTACATCGACAAGGCCGACCCGACCCCGACCGAGATGCGGGCCCGCGAAGAGGTGCGCTACCTCGGCGCCGAATACCAGCAGGCCCAGCAGCAGCTGGCGACCGCGCGTGAGCGTCTCGGGATCGCCCGAGACCTGGCCACCTCGCAGAGCCTGACCAGCGCGTTCATCCCCGCCCACACCACCGGCGGCGGTGGCGACGGGCTCAAGCTCAGGGAGCAGCAGCTCAAGGAGCGGATCTCTCGGGGCGGCACCGTCGAAGATCGCAACATCAAAGCTGCGGAGGCCGGCGGCAAGGCGGGGGAGTTCGCCACAAAGACGGCAGAAAAAGAAGGCGCGCGAACGTTCGCGGTGACCGATCCGGTAACCGGAAAAGTCACCGAGTACATCGCTCGCCCCGGCATTCCCGACTCCGAGATGACCGAAGTTCGCAAGCAAGGCGCATCGCTCTCGGCCGTGGGCAAAGAGGCTCGCAAGCTCAAAGACATCCTCACGATCAAGGACACGGCGATCCGCAACAAGCAGTTGCGCCTCCATTCCTACACGGTCGGCGCCGCGGTCAACGTCGCGACGGGCAACGGAGCGATGACCAAGGACAACGAGGATGCCTTCAAAGATATGCTCACCAGCATTATCGACGGCGGGGGTAGCGCCGAGACCGTCGACGCAGCGCTCGGCTACATCGACAACCTGCAACGGGGCAAGGCCCAGCAGATCGGCGCCAAGCCGAAGGCGGGCAAGTGAGCGAGGCGGAGGCCCCCGAGCCGACACCTGCGCCCGCGCCCGCGCCGGCGGCGGGTGACCCCGTCGTTGTCGAGGACGCGCAGGGGCAGCAGTGGCACGTCGACGCTTCGGAGCTTTCCGAATACGTGCGCTCGGGCCAGTACCAGATCGCCCCCGACCAGTACCAGGTGAACCCTGGCCAGGGCATTCCGGTCTATCAAAACGGCAAGCTCGGCTACCTGCCTTCGACGCAAGCCGACGCCGCCATTCGGGCATTTGACGCGGACGCCGCACCTTCTGGCGTGGTCGCCGCCGACGAGGACAAGCGCTTCTACTCGACGCCCCTCCAGACCGCCCGTGCCGCCAGCGCTGGCTTCCTGCGCGGGGCGACGCTGGGGCTCAGCGATCAGGCCCTGACCCGGATCGACCCGACCCTCGCCCCCGAGCTGCAAGGGCTCCAGCGGGCCAACCCGAACCTGACCACGGCGACGGAGCTCGGCGGGGCCGTGGCCCCCTTCCTGCTCGGCGGCGGGGCCCTGGGGGGTGCTGCCCGGGCCATCGGGGCTCCGGTGCGGGCGGTGGGCGCCGTGGGCGAGGCCGCCGGGGCCCTCGGGGCGCGGCTGGGGGGCGTGGCCTTCAACGCGGGGGGCAGCGCCCTCGGCGCCGCCGGGGCCCGGGCGGTGGGCGCTGCAGCCCGGGGGGCAGCCGAGTTCGGCCTCTTCGAGGGTGGGCGCGAGATCAGCCAGGCGGCGCTCGAGCAGCGCGACATCGACGGCGACAAGCTTCTGGCCGCCATGGGGCACGGGGCCCTGATGGGCGCCGCCCTGGGGGGCGCCGGCTCGGTGGCGATGTCCGGGGGGCGGGCGGTGGCCGGGGCCGCGGCGGACGCCGCTGCGGGCGCGGGCCGGGCCCTCGTCGAGAAGGGGCGCGACCTCGGGGCGCAGGCGCTCGAGGCGGCCTCGCCGCTGGTCGAGCGGGGCAAGGCCGCCGTCGAGGGCGGGGTGCAGAAGCTCGAGCGCTCGGGCGTGCTCGACAGCCTGGGGCGCGAGCGGGTCATCAAGAGCACCGGCGCCAACCTGAAGCAGATCGAAGAACTG